TTCTCAAATGTATACAGGACGTTAATCATGGCTGATATTCCATTTTCACTTGAGCTTGTGATGGGGGTTAAAGAAACAACCACGCACAGGGTTCGTAAGTTTGGATTCGGCGATGGCTATGAGCAAATCGCACCGGACGGGATTAATACCAAGGTGCGCGAGTACAACATCACCACTCGTCCTTTTAATCTTGTCGAGACAAATGCATTCAAGGCAAATCTAGATGAGGTTTGTGCTGGTGATTTCTTTTTAGTCCCTAATACTTCTGGTTTACCGCCGTATATCATTGGGGAATCAGTTAGGTTCCGTATCGCAGATAATAAATATTCGATTTCAAATCTTCCGGCATCCGAAAAATATATTTTTGAATTTACCCTTAGAGAAGCTTTCTCAGGATAGTAGGTACTTGTTATGGGACGCTATTACGACGATAGAGTAAGTGTTGCTGGATTGGATCCTGCAAATCCTTTCTTCTCGCCTATAAAACAGGCTGCACTCGCGATCAACAACGCAGAGGAAGACTTTTACGAAGATCGCCGCGATCTGTTCAAGGAGCTTAATGGAAACAATAGTGTTGGAAATAAGGACAGGGTAGAGGCTGAGTATGCACGTTTACATACGGGTCTTGATGTCTATGACTTTAAGAGCACATTCAACAGAGCCAATCCCAGTAGAAGATCTGGTGGTGGAAACGACTATAGATATGTGTATGCTCCTTGGGAGTTGACTACATTTGAAGCTGGATTTGCTGACGATGTTTATGAGTTAGGTGAAGAGGATGATGATGGAGATAGCCAGTATGAATTAGCCGAAGATGTATTGAATTACCACGAGGGTCGTGGAAAGGTAGGGATCGATACTTTGTATCAAGATGTACGGGCATTTACAACTGGTCGCAGGAAAAGTGGCTATTTCGAGCGTGTAGATGATGATGACGATGGTTATAGATATGACAGCATTACGGTCTACGAAGGTTTTGGAGAAGTTCCACTGGCCTGGGAACGCACAGGTAGCTATTCATCTCATGATCTGCAGGTGATGAATGCGGCGGGGACTGCTTATGAAGAGGATGTGCGTCCCAAAATTAACGAGTACAGATTTCGTCTTATTGACTATGAGGCAAATGGAGGCGGCCCTTTAGTTTTTGACTTTTACGAAGGTACTGCTGATTTTCCATATGAAGGGTACACAGGCGAATCTACTACTTACAACAGGCCAAGGAATTTATCTGCAGCTCTGATCGATCAAGCCAGAGGTTTCTCATAATGAGTTTTACTAGCGATGCTGCTATTGAACTGTATACGGTTGATGTTGGATCAACTCGTACTGCTAGAGGATGGGCGGGGCCAATCAATTTGGTTCCAGCTAACCAGAGTAATGGAAAAAGCGTTGCTTATGTAAATCTTGTTGACACAATTGTGACTTACAGGCCAACACATATGAGTGTGAGTGGATTTGAGATTAATGGTTCTAATAAACTTCCACAGCCAAAGGTCACATTCAGCAATATGGATGCGGTGTTTACTGATTTAAATAGGGATTTTGATGACTTAGTGGGATTCAGACTTATCCGAATTCGGACATTTGCAAAGTTTTTGGTCGACATTGATGGTGTGCCTGTCCCTACTGCTGATACCAATGCTCATTTCCATCCTGATATCTGGATGTTTAATCGCAAGATGGAGGAAAATAATCAGTATTGTGTCTATGAGCTTGGCTCTTTATTTGATGTAGAGGGCATTAGATATCCACGTAGGCGGATGTATAGCAACTACTGCCCATTCATTTATCAGGGGCCTGACTGCCAAAACACAAGCAGTTTCGCTACATGCGGCAAGACATTAGAACAATGCAGAGTACGCTTCGATGCTATTGGCCAACGTAACGCATTACGTTTTGGTGGATTCCCTACTGCTTCATAAATATGTCTAAGCTCCACGTCGATATCGCAAAGGCTTGCCTGAAGGAAGGCTCAAAAGAAGCTTGTGGTGTCATTCGTGGATCTGAAGTGATTCCACTGAAAAATACTTCTGAGGAGCCAGAGACTTCTTTCGTTATAGATGCACGGGACTATTTAACTTACCTGCCTGAAGTTGTCTACCATTCGCATCCAGTAGGTGATAATGGTTTTAGTGAGCATGATCTTTTAGTCGCCTCAAACTTACGGCTTATTTTTTATGTTTATGTGGTTGAGGCAGATCGTTTAGAACGTTTCTCTACGGAGACCGGAACAACTATTTTTCAGGATGTACTAGGACGATGATGCAGATTAAATTCGCTGGCGAGATTGGTCGCAGGTTTGGTACTACGCATAAATTTGCAGTCAAGACACCAAACGAAGCAATACGGGCCTTGTGTCAGCTAATCCCTGGTTTCAGGACATTTTTGACTTCGGCCCATGAAAGGGGAATCTTTTTTCAGATAGTTACTTCCAACCAAGAGGACGGAATTACTTACGACGAGTTGGAATTAGGTTGTAAATCTTTCACGCTTGTCCCTGTAATTACGGGCAGCTTCTTCGGGCTTTTTGGTGGTAAAGGAGGGGGATTTCTTGCAATTCTGGCGGGTATTGCATTAGTTGCTTTTGCGATGACAGGCTTCGGAACTGTGGTTGCAGGTTCATTTATGGCTGGCGTTCAGACAGCCACTATGTCCCTAGGTATGGGCTTGCTGTTTACTGGGGTTGCATCTCTATTTGCTCCTGGGGCACCGACTGGGCAACAAAATATAACTGAGGGCCGTGATGCTGATGATGCAATTTCAGGAGGTGCCGCACCGGTTGCAGCTAATGGTCAGCCTATCCCTTTGCTATTTGGAGAGTATCTAGTTTCCAGAATGCCTGTTATTGCATCTTATATCGAAAATAATGAAGGCTTCTTTTTGGGTTTGGTTTCTGAGGGACCGATCAAAGGTTTTCCAGGCGGTGGTGCCGAGGAACATTTGTACCTGGATGGTCTCATTGCCAAGGCTAGTGTTTTAACCAATGTTGAATTAACGGATGGTACACAAACAAGTAAAGAGATTACCAACGTTAAGTCAGCGGGTTTTAGTATTGCTGTAAATGCTCCTTTTAATCCACAAGGTGGTGATTATGACGGTGACGATGATCTCGTTTCTAATACTTCAGTAACACGAACATTTACACAGCAAGAGGCTGATAGGGTCCGTGTTCGTTTATCTATTGGTCCGTGTTATCAATCAAGGACTCGTAGTGATGAAGATGGATCAGAGCAAAACTATAGAGACTATACAGAGTCAGAGGGTGGTGGTGGTGCTGATAATCCCACTCACATGGTTATCAGAATTTTTAGCGGTGGCTCAGATTCTCCGATACACGATACAGAGATCGTTATTGAAAAGCAGACTTCAACCCGACTAAAAGAGTACGAGTTTAATATTTCAGGTCAAGCTACACCTATTTCAATCCAAGTAACCAGGGTTGATCGTAAAGGCGCTAAGGGGCCTGTGACGACTTCTGGAGGTTCTGGATCCCGTCAATACTCTTGGGCGAAAGGTGGAGTCACCTGGGTGTCTGCTGATATTACATGGTCAGAACAACTTGTTTATCCATACTCATCCCTATTGGCACTGAAATTCAGAGCGGGCGAGTTCTCTCGTTTTCCGCAAGTTCAAGCGCGTCTTAAGGGCCTACATGTGCCTGTGCCCAATAATTCTCTGACTATTTCTTATGCATTTAGTAGAAACCCAGCGTATATCCTCTTAGGGCTTTTAACTGATCCCAGATATGGCGCTGGACATCGTACATACACCATTGACGGTGTTGACCATATTCAAGCCGGAATCCGAATGGAAGACATTGACTTGGCTTCATTTAGAAATGCCGGAAGATATTGTGATCAAAATGATATCAAGTTTAATGGCTATGTCAGCAGAGATTCTGACGCCTTGGAGTTATTCAGAGGCATTGCTTCTACATTCCAAGCTCAAATTATTTATGCCGGTGGGTTCATCACTCTAGTTGTAGATGATGAGGTTACGTCTGCTGGAGACATTCGGATCTATTCTGCTGCTAATACAATTGCATCCGGTGATGGTGATGCTGCTGCACCACATTTCACTTACGAAGGTTCAGCACGAAGAGCCAGATCAACCGCCGTTGAAGTGAGTTATATCGAACCCGCTGAATTTTATAAGGAGCGGAAAACTCTTATTGAAGATCCTACGCTTATTGATCGTTACGGATATAACCTTACCAATGTTCGTGCTTTGGGTTGCACCAGCGAAGATCAGGCGCGTCGTATGGGCAGATACACTCTCGCTACGAATACACTTTCTACCGACACAGTTTCATTCCGCGTAGGCCCTGATGGCGCGATGTTACTTCCAGGCGATGTCTGTCTGATTTTAGATCCATTAAAAACCGGCATGGTCTCTGGGGGCCGCATCAAAGGTGTTTCTAATTCATCCATTTCTACAGATAGAGAGTTAAGTAATATCGCTTATGCTGGTAATTATCAATTGTATATTTATGGCCCCTCCGGTGTTGCCAGCAAGTATACGGTCAGCTCCGTATCAACCAGTGGTTCAATTACTATCACTGGAGGATTTGGAAGTAATACACCTTCAACTATGGATATGTGGGGTTTAGTAAGAGAAGACACAGATAGACAACACAAAAAAGAACCGATGTACCGCGTACAGTCTGTTAAGGAGGAGGGTGACGGTACTTATACAGTTATCGGAATTAAATACGATAAAACCAAATTCCCATATGTAAACGGGGGCGATTCAGCAACCTTAAAATCAGGAAGTTATGGAAGTAGATCATATTCGGCATCCCGGCGTCTCACCATGAATGCTAAGTCCATTTCTTTCTCACTTCGGACACCAGATTAATGGCAGCAAATCCAGAAGCATTAATGACGATCACTTGGGAAGCACCGACCTTTCCGGCCTATGCAACGTGCGATGCGATTGTCCCTGGTTTTGTATTTGGTGGTGAAGAGTTGGATTCCACCGTTGAACGATACGAAGTAGAGGTTTACAATAATCTTCTTGACGCCTATATCAACAAGGGATACTTTTACACGAATCAAGCAGAGTTTAGGGCAGCAGATTTAGGGGACGCTAAAGTTAGAATACGAGCTATTACCAGAGAAAATAATTCAAGCGACTGGGCTGAATCCGGTACATTTTCTCTATATGGCTTCACCACATATTTTGGTGATGTTCGGAATACAATCTTTTTGAGCTTTGTCTGATGACGCTTTATGGTCGCGATGCTAACGGCAATGATGCCTATATTCGGGGCACCGGCACCGGTACAACGACTGATGGGCATATCACTTTTCATGATGTGTTTTCTGATCAGATTAGATTCGCTGCTGTTGACTTAACAGCATCAGGTGATCTAATTACCGCTGTTGCTGCAACTAAACTCAGGGTTACAAGCTTCAGTCTGAGTAGCGATGTCCCATGCGCTGTTCAGTTTCAAAGTGAAGCAACTGATGATATTTCTGGGATTTTCTATCTTTCTGGCGGGCAATCAATCTCTCAAACTTGCGACTTAGGGATATTTGAGACAGATCAAGGCGACAGGTTGAACCTAGTTATCACAGAGGATTCACTCCCCGTGCGTCTGGCTGATGACACTTCCGACACTTTGACTATTGAATCTCATGGCCTGAAATTCCGTGAGGCTGTCAAGGTCACATCGACAGGTACGTTGCCTGCTGGTCTTACGGCGGGGACAGTGTATTTCGTCGTTGAGGATTCTGTGGACACCATCAGATTGGCCTCGACAGCAGCTAATGCATCAACTGATCCCGCTGCTGTTGTCGATTTTACTGACGCAGGAACTGGAAACATTACGCTCACTCGCGCTGTGAATGTTGGTGTCACGCTCAGCTACAGACAGGTTGCCTGATGACCAAAGTTACTGGAAAACTATTTGATGATGGTCGTGATGGTTTTTTAATTGTCAAACCGTCTAAGCCTTTCTTCGGCTGCAACAAGCATGAGAAACGCTTCCCCATCAATGAGGGCGAAGTCGACATTGAACTGACGCCAACTCCTCCAGGTATTCAATATCTGGTGGCATTCAAGGAGCCTGGCGATTTCACTCGAACTGATTTCACCCTGAGATGGCGGGTTCCAAATGTGCAGGAGCTTGATATTTCTCCAGCCAAACCCAAGCCCCAGGTTGAGACCCCCTCACCCGGATCAGTTTCCGAGCAAGTTCAAGTAAAGCGCCTTGCAACTGAACTGGCTTCTACTCTTAAGCAGGTCGCAGTGCTGGAGCATCAGCTAAGACAAAATCAGCTTCGTTTCGACGACATAAACTCTAAATTTTCTACTTACAAGGTCTCTTCCGAGAAATCACTCTCTTACAGAGATGCAGCAATTACAGACTTGAGAGATTCGTCTGAGCCTGAAGTTCGTACTGTTTATAAAGAGGTTTCAGTCCCTTCAGCGCCTTTAAAGCAACGAATTCAATTTTTAGAAGGGGAACTTGAGCGTCTCAATGATTTAAATAATGAATATTACCAAAGTGTCGTTGAATTGCATCAGTTAAAGTTAGAAAGAGCGCAGAGTCTACCTTCGCCAGGGCCTATTAGTAGTCCTGAAGATTCTCCAAGGCAGCGTCTTATTAACAAGCTCTTTAGCAGGTAGATATGAGTTTCGACAACATAGCTGTAACTGTTCGAGAGGGCGACACTTTCGATGAGCTGCAGCTCAACATTGAGAAGCCGTGGGGAACGCCACACGATTTCTCTAATTCCGTTTTAGTTGCCGACATCCGTCGCTTCTTTAATGATTCGACCGACCCAGTATCGGCAGTTGATAGCTGGGGTATTGTCGAAATTGATCCTACGCAGGGCAAGGTCTCTCTGCGTTTATCTAGCCGTCAAACCGAGGCTTTGGGGCGAAACGTACCCCTTGGTTATGAAGAGCGGGGGATAAATCAAGGTGGATTAGCTACTGCTACTGATCAAAGTGACGAGAACCAAGGTGCTTTCCTTTGGGACTTGCGGGAGTATTTCTCTACAGTCCAGGCGACTATTACTGGGATTACCGCCGGATCTTCATTTACCGCCCCAGGCGCTGTAGTTTCATCCAAAGTTCGTATTACTACGTCAACTGATCATCAGCTCACTACTGAGGATCAAATTCTAATTACTGGGACTGGGCAAGCTGTATACGACGGCGTTAATTTCCAATCTAATAAACTAGTAATTATCAGTCCAACAATTTTTGAAATAGAGCCGAATACAGCAGGTACGCCAGCTTTTTCTGCGGGATCAACCACAGGAACGGTATCCTTATATCAGGAGGATACTTTAGCAATCGGCACTTTAGAAGTTATTCCTCGTATCTCCAGAGATTCCACAAGCTAAGGGTCAAATCTAATGTCATCTGTCCAAGAAGGTGTAACGGTAATTACGACGGGCAGGACAACTCCGATCCCTGCCGGTCAAGCTATTAGCGATAAATCTGTACCGGTAGTTGTTGCTTCCGATCAGAGTCCTGTTCCTATTCTTGATAACTTGTCTGCGCCTTCACAGGTGCGTGATGATCTTCTAGGAATTCCGCGTGTACAAACGGCCCTAGCCATATTCGATGATGTTAACCTCATTGACATCGATCCTGACATTTGGGCTACAACCGAGGTTTCATCTGGTGGAACTCGAGTAACCCAGGTCAACCACATCAGTCAGCAGTCTTCTGCTGAAGTGTTACTGACGCCATCTGCTGCAAACGGTAATGTCGCGTCACTAATTACCAAACAGGCATTCCCTTATCAGACAGGGCGAATCGTCAGCACCAGTTTCGGTGTTTCACTGAGTCGTGATGCCAGCGCCCGGATGGAGTTTGGCATGTTTGATGCCAGCGATGGTTATCTAGTGCGTGTTCAGGGCGACTCACTGTTCTATATCCGCCGTACCTCTTCTGGAGAACGCCCCAAGGATCATCTAAATGGTTACACAGCTCAAGGCGTAGATCCCTCAACCTTCACCGTTGACGCTGCTGTGATGGCAGCGCAACCCAACAGGACTGACTCTGGAACTATTTATAGCTTGGTGTCAGATTCTCCTACCGTTATGGAGGAAATTGTTCCTCGAAGCCGCTGGAACGGTGACCGAATGGTCGGCGAAAATGGTGCGTTGCGTATTGGAGAAAGTGATACCAACTCTCTGCACGATTTGAGCTTAACAAATCTTTGCATGGTCAGGATTGAATATGGTTGGTATGGCGGAACAGGCTCCAGATTGCTTTTCTATGTACCTGTAGATGCAAACTTAGCATCTGGGGAAACTGCAAAAAATGCTCGTTGGATTATTGCTCATAATTTAAATTGTAGTGACAGAATAGCCTACCCTTCTTTAGGGAATCCAACGCTTCCAATGCACTTCCGTGCAGAGAAGACCGGGTCGTTGTCTGCTAACTCCTATCTAAGGAAGTACGGGGCACAGATCAGTATTGACGGCGGTGATTACAGCAAGCTTTCAGTCTTTTCCAAAGATGGTGCAAAAGTCACTGGTGTCGGTACAGGCACCGTAACTCCTCTCTTGGCTGTACGGATCAAAGAAAATATCACCAACAACCAGGGTGTAATTAAGCGCAACTTGATGCGTGTGTTCCCTCTGGTGTTGTCAATGGTTAGCTCTCACCGGGCTCAGTTCCTATTGATCAAAAATCCTGAGACGATGGAAGATTCAACTTCCACACCCGTCACTACATTTACCAGCACCGGGACGTTATCGGCTATCGAGTTCAACTCACCGGACAGCGCGACCAATGCCATTAATAGTTTTACAGGTGGCACACAAATCACATCGTTCTATACAGGCGATGCTGATGCCGATTCTGTGGATCTGACCGACATCTTCTCCTTCGCCCGTCAGTATCTGACTCGGGAAGCCAATGCTGCCTCTGGAACAGCAGGTGACGTGTTGATTATCGCGGTTAAATCTCTGGATAACGCTTCTAACACTGCTAAAGCAACACTTACTTGGGGTCAGCGCTAATGACAACCGCCTATCAGTTACCTGAAGATATCGGGCAGAAGGCGGTCACCCGAAATGGGGCGGAGGTCCAAGCCGATGGAACCTTCCCCTCTGGTCAGAAAAAAGCCGCTGAATCAATGCCCATCACCCTTCCCAGGGATGGGTTTACGTTGCCAATTATTGACAACTACCGCTTTGAGACGGAAGTCGATCGGGATCAGCTTGGATTTCCCCGGCAGACCAAGGCTTATTCATTCCTGACTCTGCATGATCAGTATGAGCTGAGTAAAGATGATTGGCTGTACGACGTTACGGGGTTGAATGAACGCCCCGATAATGATTCAACACAGTCCGCACGATGGACTCAGCAGTTTGGTGTCACTGCTAATTATTCTCCCGTTCCAAACGGCGAGATCAAGCACAACATCAAAGCTGGCAGCGCACAACTGATTCTGAACTCCAATGATGGAGCCTTTCAGCGGGTCAGGATCGCCAGTAAGAAACGATATCGCTATCAGCCTGGTCGGATCGCCCGTGTCAGTTTTGCTGTCCGCATGTCAACGGATGCAACACCAGTGTCCTGCACTCGATTATGGGGTGTTGGTGATACGACCGATGGCTTCTTTTTAGAGTGTCAAGGAAATGGCGATGGTGATCGCCTTGGTGTTCTATATAGAAACAGTGCTGGTAATGGCCTGAAGTTTGAAACTCGCGTACCTAGATCCCAGTGGACTGGTGATAAATTAGATGGCACAGGTACGTCTAAGCAAACCTTGGATCTATCTAAGGTCACCATGTATATGGTGGAATGGGGCTGGTATGGAGCATCTAATGTCAGATTTTTTGCTTATGTCGTAGATAAAACAGAGGAACTTCCGACATCAATTACCCAGGTTCCCCGTGCCCGTTGGATTCTTCTGCATGAGTTGATGATTGCGGACACCTTGGTCAGAAATGACTTGACCGAGGATGACGGGGGCAGCGGTACTCGTCAGTACGATGTTCCGTCCCTGAGATCTCCCAGTCTGCCGGTCTGGGTCGAGATCAATAATTCTGGAAATATCGCCCGCTCTGAATTCATCGAGCGTTACGGCGCTGCAGTTTTAGTTGATGGCGGTTCTGATGACCGGGCTGCTATCAAAGCGGTGGATGCCAGTTTTGGCACATCTGCTGAGCCAGTGATTGGAGGTAACTACAACAACGCGGGTGTGGTTGCTATGACCCTGCGTGCAAAAACAAAACTCACCAATTCAGGCGGGTTACTAGTTGATAACTTCTTAGTTACTCACCCCCTTCAGCTATCTGTTGAATCATCCGACGCTGTAGAGGTCGAGATCTGGCAGGATCCCGAAATGGCTGCTCCAACTGAGATCGGCCACATCAACGGGTCACTCGGATTTAGAAAAGGCGGATATTTCGGACCCAATAATCTGGTCCCCGTCTTTATTGGAAGCAGCGCCCGAACTGATGATGCTGACCCAGCATCGCCTTTGGAATCAATTGCCATTACCCAAGAACTGCCTCACAACTATTTTCTGACGGTCACTTCACCTTATACAGCTTCAGACCCTCAAACGATAGATCTTAATTTCAGTGACTTCAGGCTGATCAAAGGTGGCCGAAAAGTTGCTTCTCTATTGTGTCCTGCTGGTGGTCAAACATTCGACCTAAAACAGGTCTTTGGTTCTCAGCGAGAGTCTATCAGTGCTGAATATGATGCACCCGCAGAGTTTCCCGTTAATACTACACTTGTTACGGTTAAAACCTTTGATACTTCTACAGGAATTATTTCTGTTGACAATGCATTTCCATTGCGGTTGTATGTAGGCCAGCGATTGAAAAAGGGTGACACCAACTATTTTGTTCGCAGTCTAGAGTCATCAACAACTTTTACAATTAAAGCAGCTAAAGTGGACACAGCGCCTGTGCTTTCAGGTATTGCTGTTAATGATTCTCTGGTTGCTTTTTACGAGCTTGATTTAAATTCAAGCATTGCAAGTCCTCTGAAATCTGTCTACAGGACAGAGCTTGTATTTGTACTCAAGCCTTTCGCTCATACATCGGAAGCACTGGATAAAACGCAGAATTATGACGCGGAATGGATGAATCTTGTTGCTGCATCAAGCTCTAATGCCTATACGGCTGTTTCATCGCCAACTGTAAATCTTCATCTAACTAACGGTGTCTCCTGATGACTGTCACTGGCTCCACGCTAATCAATACTTCAGCAGCCGGACTTCCGACTGATTTTGATGATCGACCTTTTAGTTTTGCCATTGGCACTCAAATCTTCTTGAACCCGACAGATGATCCAACCGATGCTGTTGTGTCATTTAAGCTCAACCCAGATTTGCTGACATCTACAACCACAGCAGGTACGTCAACTGTTGCTATTGGGCTGGCTTCTGATTCAGAGCTGG